CGAAACCGTTACCAGCCCAACCAGTGGGTGCTGTCTTGATAAGTTTGATCATTAAAATAGCGTCCTTCGCTTATTTCTTTAGTGTATGTATACATTATAGCATAGTTCAGTCAAATGTCAAGCTCTAAGTTGTTGATTTCCTTAGAGATTTTTTCGTATGCTATTTTATGCCCGGATTCCGACATATGATTGGGCTGGCCTGGGTATGTCAGGGGCAAATCTGACAGATCCAAGCCCGAGTTGCCTGGGAAGAAATCTACATGTAATGTAGGGACATTTACAGTCCTAGAAATTTCAGCCCGCAATAAATTATATACAGCCAGATAATATTCAGGATCAAAGTGTCGCTCAAAATATTTTATAACGCTTGATAATTCTGAAGAAGGGGTAAGCGTATTATGGTACTCAATGTCAGTGTAAATTAAATCACAATCCTTATGTAAGCCTTGCGAGTGTACTGGATGGTCTAAGGTATGTACACGATAAGGACTAGTATGTACCACCATTATTATGTCAGGGTTGATGTGTATATAATTTTGAACTTGTTGTAGTATCTTGTATTCACTGACCCCAGCCTGACAGACATTTGTCACATCATGATCTAAATGTAGCATTCGATTCCAGGAACCTGGACTACTAACACCATAACTGTCACCGCACAATAAAATTTTCATATTCTGTATTGATAAAATTCCAAATCCATCAGAGCATCTGTCAGTAACAGTGGAGTAACTTTTTGAGTAATTTTTCTTGTCATTAGTAACGGGGTATCAAAAAACCAAGGTATGCGATCTAAGTCTTGCTGTACGATATTTTCATATGCTCTGTAATTGTTATCCACAATGTTTTGGATTTCTTCAGAGTGCGATTTAATGTAGTCTCTGAGTCTAGTGTAGTATAGACTAAAGTTTTCAATGACATCGTATTGGTTGTACTCTTTTCCATTGAGGTAAAATTCACAAAATGTATTAATACCCTGATCCTCTAATCGTTGATTTATGTCTTCGTGAATCACTGCTATAAAAGGATGTTTGTTTGCCAGTACTCTCCAGGTTTTTTCACTAATAAACCAGGATTCGGATGTTACTAGCGATCCACAGGTTTCCAATATAGTGCTCATGAATGTGTCAGTATAAAGTTCCTTACTGTATGGGTATCCCAAATAGCCCTGTTGTGTGTGCTTCTTATATTCTGCTTGGTCAGGTAATCTCTGATAGCCTTTATACTTGTCAACGTCAATAACTTTAGAAATATTGTCAGTGACTATGGGACTGGGATTAGAAAGTTCCAGGCTCCATAATACTTGATCGTACTTGAGTTTATCGTCAGCCACAAGATCTTTAAACATATCACACCTATATTCACGGCTCATTTTACCAAACAAAATCAGAGATCTGTCTGATTTGGAATTCCAAACGGCTGGGGGTTGATCTGATTCATATATAACACTTCTCAGAGCATAAAAGTCTATGACTGTAACCATTTGGTAGCCATATTTGTGATTCATTTCTTCTCTGAGTTTAATACCATTACCAGAATTATGTATAATTAGTTTAAAATTTTCTCTGAGATCTAACTGATGCTCGGCACATACGGTCTGTTCAAAATGCTCTACATAGGATAATATACTATCAGATATCTCATCAGTTAAAACCCAGGAATAATGAAAAGCCACAAAAAGTGGCTTATCGTTAGAATAATTGGAATTGAAATATCTCTGGACTAAGGATGGTTGTACAGGATAATTCCAAGGCTCAATTAAGGGAATACAATAATCAGTCATCCAGTGCTACCTGTTGTGCTTGGATTCCATATTGAACACGAATCACTAATTCATTAGAAAGATCCTCGCCTTCCCATTGAAGTCTGTGGACTGCTCCGGATTTACCGACGTGAACAAAGTCAGCAATACCATCACCGTTCATGTCTTTGATACTATTCTCCATGGCAACGCCCTTGGGGTCATACCAAGATCCCCAGCCGTCTGTAACACGCCCATTACTAAGAACATAGGTTTCCTTGTTGGCTTCGTCCCAGTATGGGTCTCTGCTAGGCTTCTGGGTTTCTGGAATCCAGTTTGTGAATTCGATCTCATCCTTGCCAAG